TTTTTTTAGCCTGTAAAGCTAACTTAATATCAGAAAGTTCACTATTCTTTGGTCTACCCGGTTTTCTTCTAGGAGTACCATCTTTCTTTAGTATATAGCTCCCATCAGAGTTTGTCAAGTAATTTTCAGGATTTTTTTCCCAATCTTCCATATGTTTTATCTACGTATTTTTTTAATCCGGGTCTTGACATTCTTCTACCAGTTTCAGCTTCAAGCCAATCTACACCTACACCAAGACTTATTTCACCTTCATTAACTGCTTCAGCTACTTCATTTAACATTTGTAATTCAGTTTCGATAGGTTTTAAATAACCTTCAAAGTGTTCATCTAACTCATAACCAAAAGGTACAGTTGATGAAGTTCTTCTTATATAACTATCAGGTCTAAACATTATCTAACCTTACGATACTTACGAACTTTTCTTGCAGTCTTTTTAGGTTGTTTTGAATGCTGTTTACCTTTTGCTGTATCTTTTCTTTTCTTTCTTGAAGTAGCTGCATACTCTTCAGCAGATAAAGCTTTAATAGCTTTTTCAGGTAAATATCTTTCTCCAGTTTCAGAAGATTTTTTTCCGGACTTGGTTCTCCATTTTTGTTTGGTCCAAGACCTAAGACTTCTTTGACTTTTTTTGAGTGCCATGTTTCTTTCTTATTGCTTCTTTGCCTTTCTTGGCGATTTCAGCTTGTTGCCTTTTACCTGCGACTTTTGCCCTCTGCTCAAGGACTGTGAGAATTTGTATCTTTCTTGCAAAAGGTTTTTTAATTCTTTTAACTTTAGCCACAGTTTTTCTTGCATCTGCTGGAGTTGCGAACTTAATGCTAACTGTATCTTTTGGATTTTCATCTGTATATAATCTCCTACCACTACCTTTGGGTTTTTTTCCAGTCCCTACTTTAGGGTCTTTCTTTTTTCTGACCATTATCTATAACCACCACCTTTAGCTTTGTATTGCTTGGCTAAAAGCTGGGCTTTTCGAGCTGACCATTGACCGGGTTTACCACCTTTAGAACCAGCTTTAATCCTCTCAAAAAGCCTCTTACGCATAGTCGGCTTCGTATAGTTACCGGCTTTATTTACAGTAGATTTCTTTTTAGTCGTTTTCTTCGCTGTTGTTTTTCTTGGCATTTTTTCCTCCGAAAATTTTATCCCAATTATCTCTATATTCTTTAGTGTAAAATCCAGGTCTAGGATTAGCTCCTTTACTATCTGATTTTTTATAGACGTGATTTCTAAACGTTACAGGCTTTTCATCTGAACCTATTTGTGGCATAATTTATCCTCCCAATCTTCTATAGCTTTTGATATACTTTCTTCTGCTAAAACACTACAATGTAATTTAATAGGAGGTAGTTCTAAAGCATCAGCTATATCTTTATCTTTAATAAGTTTAGCTTCCTCAATAGTTTTACCTTTTAGCATATCAACAAACATAGTGCTTGAAGCTATTGCAGAGCCACAGCCATATGTTTTAAATTTAACATCATTAACAATATATTGATTGCCTTGAAGTTTACATTTAATCTGTAACTTCATAACATCACCACAAGCAGGTGCACCAACCATTCCAGTGCCTACGTTTGGGTCTGTAGGGTCAAACTTACCGACTGCATGTTTTTCAGGATTATTTAATACCCCTTCAAACCTATCAATAACTTTTTGTGAATATGCCATTAAAATGCTAATGAAAGAATAAAAAAAGATAATAGCATAAAACCAAACATTCCTAGTTGAATACAAGTCATAAGGGCAACAATTTTTAATTGTCTATCTGCCCACCAACTTAATTCGGTTTTTTGCCACTCCGTAAAGTTCATATTACCACTTAACTTTATTAGCCCAAAATGCTGCTGACATTTTGCCTTTGGCAATATTTTTTCTATGTCTAGCTTTAAAAGACTTTCTTTTCATCGTAGTTTTACGAGATTCACCTGCTTTAGGCTTACCAGCAGTCTTAGCTCCTTGTTGCCCAAACCTAATCGTTTTAATCTTGTCACCTTCTTTAGCAACAACAATATGCGATTTTTTAGGATGATTAGGAGTTCGTTTTGGTTTATTATAACCACTTACTCCGGCTCTCTCTAAACGTGGGTCTTTTTTCTTAGCCATTAGTGTACCGTTCTTTTATCTTCAGCTTCAATTGTTGAAGGATAAAGTGTATTATCTTCATTAACAACAAGAGTATCTAACTCTCCTACAACAATTAAGCCAGTTTGTTTTGCTGCTTCTTCAGCTTTTTCAAAGTTTGGAGCAACAATATTAGGTCCTGTAAAGACCTTGCCATATACTTCCATTTCAGTCAGATATATCTTCATAATCTCCTTCTTCTAAATCTAGTGGAGCTTTATCGGGCATAAGAAAAATACCACCGGAGTTTACATTGTGATTAACGTCTACTCTGTCCACTTTACCAACACCTACTCTATCTAGTAGAGTTTGAGCTGCTGTTAATTTATTATTAGCCTGTATAATAGGCTTCTTTGATTCCATAATCTCTACGAGCTTGAACGCTGCTTTGGGTGCAGAGTTTGCTAGAATCTCTTGAGTTAACTCTAATATCTCACTTTTTAATGTTTTGACAACATGATGATAGTGACTAGAGTATCCTGCAAGTTCAGCAGCTTTCTTAGCATCGCCTTCACATTCGACAAGATGAGTAAGAAATGACTGTTGTTTTTCTGTAAGTTCTCTTTTATTTTGAGAAGTATCTACAGTTGGAAGTATTGCCATACTCCTTATTATAATGATACATTAAAGACTTGTCAAGTTTTTACAGTTTTTTATTGAAAACTCTTGACAAAATCGAATCTGAAGTGTACAATAACATTGTGCCCCTCCGGGGTATAATAGTACATTCCAACCTTTTAAAATTATGAAAAAACTGCTAGAACAGATTGAAGTCCTTTGCTTATTCCTCTTGTTTTCTACAACAATATTAGCATTAATCTAGTAGTTAAAAAACCCTCCCAAGAACTTAAAAGTATTCCTTAATTAATAGTCCGGCTGTAAACTAGTTATTCTCTTAACTGGTTAATACCCTTTTGCGTTTAAAATGTATAACCATGCTATATATATATAGGGTAGAGGGTATGGTCACCTGCCCACCCCTTAGTAGAGTCAACCAACACTTCATTGAGAGCAGACTTTAAAGACTTACAAGTCTTTGAGAGTTATCTACCGTCAAGCACTTGCAACTTTTGGTAGCTAAAGAGCTTTGTCAAAGGTTAGATAGCACTTGTAAGTCCTTACAAGCAACCTAAAATTAACTTTCCAATTCATTTTAGCTTGTAAGACTTATCATTTTTTTATAGTCCTTGGCAGGTGCTTGTAAGTTGCAGAGCCTAGTTGCTTTGTCAAAGCATCAAATGTATTGGTTTAAATTACTCCTGATGGCTTTCTAAAGCTCTGCAAAGTAAAGTCTTCCATGACTCGCTAGTCAGAAGCATTAGTCCTGATACCTTTCCACTTTTTAGATATCTAAAGTGCTTCAACAACTTGTAGAAACTGGTAAGCCTCTGACTGTTTCATTGTCTTTAAAGTGTAAAATCTAATAAAATAATCTCTCCTTTAATCTAGTTTACAAAAACATAAAGATTTTTAAGTGTCAAGTGTTTTAAACTTTTTATGCTAAAAACTTTAAAAACTTTTCAGACAAGCTGAAAACTCAAGCACTTGATACTTCCAAATCTTTATGTTAATCTTTTGTTTTTAAGGAGAAATTATGATTTTATTAGATTTTACAAACAATGAAACAGTCGAGTTTACATCAGTTTCTACTGCATTGTCTTACACTTTAGATATGTTATCTAGTGGAATACATTGCATAGGAATCAGGAGCAGTAATGCTTCTGACTATCAATTCCTGCAAGACTACATTGCAGGGCTTTATAAATCCATTAAACCACAGGAGTAAAATATGGAAAATACATTTGATATAAATAGCTTTGACAAAGCAACAAGAGAAGGCAGAGCAACTTACAAGCAATGCCAAGGACTAAGTTATAAGTTTGCTAAGTCTGGAGCTAAAATGAATTGGAAAGTTCAAAAGCAAATTTTAGGTTGCTTGTATGGACTTTCTAAAAGAGAAGAAGGTTATCTAACCTTTGGCAAAGCTAATGAGCTATTTTCTAAAAAATCTTTACCAAAAGTATATAAAGATGCAATTGCTTTATATTTAAAAGAAAATAGCTAACTCTCAAAGCCCTGTAAGAATATAGTCTTGCAGGGCTTTTTTTCTAAGTGTTGGTTGACTATCCTTTTTATAATGTCAAACAAGTTTGGCTTTTTATCTTTGTTGGCAGTGACCATACCAAAAAAATAAGTTAAGATAATTAAATTTAATTTAAACTCGAGCTTAAGTTTAAGAGTGTCGGGTGGAGTTGAGGGCAAAACTCTTAAAAAACTTATTAATTATATCAAATTTTTTAAAAAAAAGCAATAGTTTTTATAAAAAAATTATAAAATTCACACAATTGTAACATAATTTTAACAATAATTTAACAATAATTTTACAAAACTGACACACAACTGACACAATTTTAAGTTAATATTTTAAGTATTAAATGCTTGACAGGGTTTACCGAACCATGATATACTTTTTAGTCGTTGAGCCACAGGGCTTGGTTTATTTTTTTAATAACAGGAGATAAAAATGGCGATAGAAAAACCTAAAATACTTAAATTTACTAACTTTGATAGGGTTGAGGAGTATATTCAAGAGCTTGGATATATTTATAAATCTTCCAATAATTTTAAAGAGGACAGGTCATTCATGTATCAAAAACCTAAATCTAAAAAGTTTATTTTTGTTAAATCAACCTTTGATTTTTTAGATGATAGCAGTATGGATATGGGGACTGTTTGGACTTTACAACAATTTTAAGTATTAAATGCTTGACAGGGTTGCCAAGACCTGCTATACTTTTCAGGTCTTTGGCGACAAAGATTATAAAACTTTATAAATTTTAAGGAGATATTATGGATAATGAAGACCATTTTGATATTCAAGACTTTATTACTTCTACTCTTGAACTTCAAGAAGAAACTTTTAAAGCTCACCAAGACTTAGAAAAAGAATATGCTGATGCTTATTTTGATAATAAGTCTAATGAAACTCAATTAGATTTACTTGAAGATGAAGACATAGGCTATGTTCCTAGTCAATATAGTCTTTAAGTATTAAATGCTTGACACCGACCACCGATATCGGCTATAATATCGGGGTTGGTTGGGCAACAACTTTGGATAAGCATTAGAAGAGCCTAAAGATTTAGGATTAAGTAATAATACTTGTTTATCAAGGGATATGGAGAAACACCAGCGAGATATAATATAAAATAACCTGCATGAAACTCCCCCGAACTATACAGACATCATTGCGATTGTATATGTAAATTCCCACTTGCTAGTTGATGGGTAAAAATTAACTAGCATTTTTATTAATCACCATAAACTTAAAGGAGATATTATGGCTAACATTACTTTTAGTAAAAAAGGTAGTAAGACTACTACTAATATTGATAAAGCACCTTTTTCAACACAAAGGCTTTGGGATAGAGCTGATGGTAGTTTAAACGCTAACATTGTTAGAGTAAGGGCAGAAAAAAATAGATATGGCTATGAGCAGGGAGATACATTTGATAGCTTCCATTATGGCAAAGTATCTGTTTATCGTCAAAGACAAAATCCTACAAGGTCATTATACTTTGCAAGAAAAATACCTTTAACAAAAGTAAACAAAGGTATGCAAATTTTAGAGTATAATACTGATAAGATTGATGTGCAAGATACTTTAAATGCTATACAGCATATTAAATATGTTACTGAAACAGGATATCTACAAAGATTATTCAATAGGATAGTTTTAGGTAGACCTATGACTTTAAATTCCTAACGCTAGTTTAGGTAGAGTTTGGTAGTTCTTATTTCAAAAACTACCATTTAATTAACCACCATAATACAGGAGATAAATATGGCACAAATGAGAATAAAAGACCAAGACTTAGTGATTGACCAAATTAAGTCTAAAGTAAGTGAGCAAGGTTTAGAAGCCTTGAAAAATCGTAAAGATGTTCAGCGAATAACTAATCAGCTTGATGCAAGAATTAGTGAGGTTAAAACTTTACAGGCTCAAGTAGATGATATTAAAAGTAAAATATCTAATCTGAAAAACTCTATGGAAGAAGTTGTTGATAAATTTCAAGAAGAGTTTAATAATGAAAATGATATTTATAATTGGGGTTCATACTTTAGAGGTATTTCTTTTGAGTCTAATAATTATGGTAATGGTATTCCATCATATGAACTTAAGTGGAATATGACTAGACAAGATAGTCAAGCCCTAGAAACTAAACTAAGACTTCAGACTATGGGGACTGATTTTGATGTCTACAAACTTATTGAGGAGTTGACAGCAGAGTTTAGTTCGTAGTATAATACTGTATGAGATTGAAGACATTAGGTTGTCAGTAGATTAGAATGCAGTAAAACTCACCAGTCCCTAGCGTGTGAGTATAAAGCTACAGTAGGGAGTAGTTGGCAGGTCTGCTGAAAAAACTGTCATGTGAAGTTTGCGGAAAAGAGGATAGCAATTAAAGTATAAATCCTGTTTGACGAGGAACTGATGTTTGTAATCTGCAATAGAGGATATATACTCTGTGGGTTAGACTAGGAGAAGTCATATGAACAACGCTTCACACCTTTTAATTTAAATATAGGAGATAAATATGGCAAGTAAAAAATTAAAAACTATTCATATTAAACAGCTTGGCTTTATACAAGCTTTTATTGAAGATGTGTATAACGAAACAGGCGAAGAAGTGGTGGAACTTTATTACAAAGAAATAGATAAAGACAATACCGACTGTTATAGATTTGGTTTTCGTCAAAGTCAATTACAATTAATACCTTTTTCAAGCATGGTCTATGCTTATAAAACTAAAAAGTTAGCAGACCTTGAAGACGAAGAAGTTGAAATAAAGAAAACTTATTCTAAAAGAAATGGAGATTTTGTAGTTACAAATAAAATGGTATTAGTATGAGATACATTATGAAAAAAGATATTATATATATAAGTATATTGCTACTTGTAATTGTAAGTAGTGCGTTTATAATTAATGATGTTAGACATCAAAGCGAATGGTGTTCAGTATTATTTGATGAATATAGGAGAGGACTATGATTTGTTTAGACACACCTGAACAAATACAGATGGCTAGATATTTAACTTTGAGGTCAGGATTAAAGTTAGAAATAAAGGGCTTAAAATTAACACGAGGAGTTTCTTGTTATAAAATTATCAAAGATACTTTTGGACTGAAAGGTAATAAACAAAAAGTATTAGACCAATTTGAAGATTTGCTTAGAGAAGCAGGAGTAAAACTATGAAAGTATTTAAAATAGAATTTGATGAAACAACTACTTATTCAGGAATTATAGAAGCTGAAACTTTAGAAGAAGCAAAAGAAATTATACACTATAATTGTTCTACTTCTCTTACAAATGTAGAACCAATTATTGGAGATATTACAATACAACATATTGAGGAAATTACTGAGGAAATATAATTATGAGCAACAATAATATGCCAACAATCTACGATTTAGTAGGAGATGTATGTGGTAGGGACTTCCCTGTCCTTGCAAAACTATCACATGAAAAACAAACAAAATTTATAGACATAATCTATGATGATGTTATGGAAGCAGATAGTCCACATAAAGTTAGTGAACAAGATATACACGACCACATTGAGGAGTTTATTGCAAAAGCTATTGTCGTTTCTCTTGATGATATTGTAGACTTATTATCTTAGGAAAATAAAAATGAAAAATATAGATATTAACAATTGGCTAGATGTAGCTATACAAGAATATGAAGATAGAAACAAAAGTATTTATTGTAGAATGTGGGAACAAAAATTATTAGAAAAACTTTACGAGCTTAAAAAGCAGGAGAATAAAGATGCCAACATTTAAATTACTATCAAGCCTCAACTCTAATATAAAGCTAGAGAAGAGCAATCTAATTCAAGATACATACTTGAATGTTAATATGTATCTTAGACCATTTAGTAAAATCATCTGCCCATTTCAAGATGAGGCAGGTTGTAAGACAGCCTGTTTAAATACAGCAGGATTGGGTGGAGTTTATCCTAGTGTGCAACAAGCACGACAGCGTAAGACTGATATGTAT